CGACTGAGACTGGGATGGAATCAGGAGATATGACACGGACCCGTCAAGTTGCTTTGTCGGATGAATCGGCCAGGGGTGGTGCTTGGTACCGTCGCATGGCCGCTTGGCGAAAGGCGTTTCAGTAATGCCAGAACCCCAGATCAACGGGTTGTCGTCTGATGAGATGACCAAGTTTGCTGTCGCTGTCCTGGAGGGTCTGAACGCTCCGGTGACTGAGGGCAACTTGATGATCCTGGTCACTTGGATGATGATGGAGGGCCCTGTGAGCCGGGTGGATGGGCCCAGGTTCAACCCGCTCAACACCACAAAAATGGCAGGGGAAACCAGGGATTACCAGGGGCAAGACCTCTCCCCGGCTGAGATCACGGCCAAACGGATGGAAGACAGTCTGGCGGCTGGCATGACAACATACGGTAGCAATGTTCCTCCGGTGATGTCCTACAGGGACTGGGAGCAGGGGGTGGACGCAACCGTAAGGACCCTCAGGGACGGTTTCGCCCTACCCATGTTGCAGCACCTGGTCAGCCAGGGTGGATCCGACTTGGCCAGCATCGCTGCCGACCCTGCCATCGCAACCGTGTTTGAGGGTTGGCGGGGCGAGGACGGTTACAGCGAACTGGCCGACCCGACAAGATTCACCGACCACGGTGAGGGGGGTGTGCTGACCGCTGTCACCCAGCATCTGAATACGTTGGGTATAGCAACCTCAGAAGAACCAGCCGCCGACGAGGTGGGTCGACAAATCGAAAACCTTGGAACGTCCGAAGGACAGTTCTACGAAGTAAGGGAGTTGTCGTCGGCACCAGGAGCGCCCTGGACAGGGCAACACTCCACTTTCTATTACGCTCTCCCGCTCCTCACTGATGACCCGATTGCTGTCGGGGAAAATGTCGCAGTCGTCTGGCGTCTTGAAGGGGTGCCTACGGGCGTTGACCCCATTTCAATGGACCGGACCACTTGGGATCAGGCCGTTTCAGGCAACCCGAACTGGATACAAACCGGGGAGGTCATCCCGGTCAACAAGATCAGGTTCAACGACCAGGGCTTCTTCCTCACACCCGACGAAGATGCGTTGCCGATCAACGAGGTCATCCACCAACTGGTGACCGAAGCGTTCCTGGCCGGTACCACCGCCCTTGACGACACTGGTGTCCAGCAGATCATCGCCCAGGTCATCGCCAACCCGACGCTGTTGGAGGCGATGGAATACGTCAAGTTGCAGATCCAGGCAACTGACTGGGGGCAGTCAAGAACAAACCTGGTTGCGAACTGGGACGCTGCTACCCGGGCCGAACGACGGGCCATGGAACAGCGGGTCCTGGAAGATTCCCAGAGCGGCCTTTACAAGCAGTTCCAGTATTACACCAGCACGTTTGAGCGCCCTGCCGACACCCTGGTTGTCGGCGGGAAGACCCTGTTGGAGTGGGCGACAGCGATTGCTATGGGGGAGGCCTCCCATTGGGATGTCGGTGACGCCATCAAGCAGTATGCGGCGGACCTGCCAGGCGAGGTCAATAACGCCTGGAAGATCCACGTTCACGACACCCAGGTGGCCGCTGGCCAGTACGAGGTGGAGCGTGATGCGAAGGTCCAGCAGTTGCAGGAGGCCTATTCCAAGTGGGGGCTAGACCCTGAGAACTATTCTTGGGATGTGCAGGACTTGGCTACGCAACTGATGTCGAATGAGATTTCCATGGTGGAAGTGATGGACGACATTCGGGCTACGGCCTCATCGAAGTTTCCTGGGAAACCGGACCTGCTGAGTACCACGGAGTACGCCGCCCCTTGGGTGAATATCCACAACAGTGAGATGGAATCCCCGATAAATGCGGCTCACCCGTTGGGTAACGAGGATCTGATGTTGGCTTTGACTTCGGGGGAAACCCCGGTCGAATACAGGACGAGGCTTCGTGGGAAGCCGGAGTGGCAGTCGTCTAGGCGGGCCAAGGAACTCACCGCCGATACTCTGAAGACTATGGAGTCCACTTTCGGGTTCGGCGGCGGTGTGAGGAGGATTGTCTAATGGCTGAGTGGGTGAATGAGGACGGGAAGACGGTGACGTTCGCTGCGATCTATGCGGGGCAGATCCATCCTGATCCGAACAGCACTCTGAATCCGATCAACACCAGTAATGCCACTGGGGCGATCTTTGAGTATTCGGCGGAGTACCGGGGCGCTAACAGCGGCTCCGGCCCTGGTGGCGTTCCGGGGTTCCGGGACCCGGCCACTGGTGGCTGGGTGGAGGACTGGACCGGTGTCGTCGGCATGCACGGCGGGGCCTCCCAACGGGGCATGGACCTGGGGTATTTGACGCCGGGCGAACCAGTGCAGGGACTTTCGGGGGGTACTTCCCCGTATCGGAACTACGGGTCTGAGATCCCGCCTGCTGCTGCGGCTGATCCTACCCACTCTTGGTGGGGCGAAAAGGCGTCTGGTGCGTTCATGGATCAGACGACGGGTATGACGAACTACGAGGTTTGGAGCGACGAACCGGGCGCTATGGGGAAAGATCCTACGACAGGCAGCCCATTTGTGAGGCACGGGCAGCGGATAGAGAACTGGGAAAGAAAGGTCGTCGGCGGGGCCGACGGCATGGAAGTCGGTTCGGTGAAGGGTGTCCAGAATCAGGCTATGAGGGACATGGGGTTGGACCCTGACCAGTACCCGAACGGAGTGCCCTTCATACCGGCGGTGACTGGCGGGAACGAGCAGACGCTGGTGGACGACGAGTTGGAGGTCATCCTTCAGGAGGACTCAACCGCAGTTGACTTCTTCGCTGAAACCGGTACCGCTCAGGAATGGGCGCTGAAGCATTTCCCGTGGGCTAAGGACCTGAACCTGGGCGCAATGATCACAGAGGCCGTCACGGAGGGCATAGACACGGACGTTCTGATCGCACAGGTCCGGGACACCCCGCAGTACCTGGCCACATTCCCTGGCATCACCGACGAGCAGGGACGTATGAGGTTCACCGATGAACAGTCGTATGTCGACCAGGTCAGGGAGTATCGCAATGTGCTGATTGACGCTGGCTCTATCGGCGGCAAGGAAATCTTCAACAGCGCCACGGAGAACCCGGTGGATTATGCAACGCTCATGGAGCGAGGCATCTCAACAACCGAACTCCAAAGCAGGCTGGATACTTACAGGGATCTGGTAAACAACTCCGCCCATGTGAGGGCGACGTTCAAGACTTACGCCAACATGGACGTTTCCATAGACGACCTGTACCAGGCCGTGGTTGACCCGGAAGCGTCAAGGACGCTGATTGGGCAATACAACCAGAACCTGTTGGACGCAGAGTTTGACTACTCCACCTGGGTGGCTAACGCCACGGACGCCGCCTTGGAGGCCACTGCTGAGACCCTGAACACCCTGCAAGCGCAGGGGGCTTTGCCGGAGGGTGCGCTGGCTAGGATCAACGCTCTTTCCACGGAGCAGGCCCAGGGCCTGGTGGAGGCCTTGTATTTGGGGGACCCGGACGGTGACTCATTGTTGGAGTTGGACGAACTGATAGAAGCGTTCCAGTTTGCTCTTGTCGGCGGTGCCGCAGCGGAGCAGGGGCTGGTGGTCCCGTCTATGGAGCGTGTGGGGGAGTTCAGGCAGGCCGGTATCGACCGGGCTAAGGCCTTGAAGGGCTACGGGTCTTTCGTGAACCAGGGTTCGATGATCGAATCCATGATTCGCAGGACGAACGTCCAAGGGGAGGGCGCTGCCACGTTCGGCCAGGAGGAGTTTGAGAACGCAGTGTTCTTGAGCCAAGCCCCTGAAACTGATCTTTTGACACGGGCCCGTCAAGGCGAGTTGGCACGGGCCCGTACCCCCGGGGGGTTTGCTACTACTTCCCGTGGGGCCCGTCTGGCGCAACCAGGACGAGGAGCGACCGGCGTCCGCTATTGACAGCGCCGTGTCAGTTATACTTAGATATACCAATCCTTCTGGGTACCCCTGGGGTCCAGAAGCGTACGAGACCAGGAGCGACATATGCCATACGACACTGATGAAGATATTTCTGAGATGTCGGGAGGCACCCTCCGACAGAAGTTGGAGGAAACGCTAGAACAGAACAAATCGCTTAGAGGCGAACTTACCGGCCTGAAAGCCCAAGAGGTTATTCAGCAGCACGGTTTGTCGCTTGTGAAGCCCACGGATCTGGACGGCGTCGACATAGGCCAACTTGAGGAGCGGGCCAGGGAGATCCATGAGGATCGTCGTGGTCAGCAAGAGGAGTTGGCCAGGGACCTGCTAGCAAGGCGGGGTTTTGAGGGCGATGAGTTGGATCGCCAGGTTGAGGAGTTCCTTGGCCCGGCACCTGATTCTGGTTCTCATACCGATGCTGAGGCATTTGACAGGGCTCGCCAGGTGGGCGCAATGTCCGGCCAGCCAACTCCGGCTATCAACCCGGAGAAACTGACCGGTGTTCAGGCCATTGAGTGGGCGCTGGAGAATAAGCCCAGTAAGCGCCGTCGTTAGAGGGTCCCATCTAATCACCCACTAACCACAGGAAGGCCAGCGATATGCCAAGCGGCAGCGTGACCCTCCTTGAGGCGGCCAAGTACGGTGACGATCAGTTGAAGCGTGGGGTCGTTGAGACCCTGATCCAGGAATCTCCGATTCTTGAGATGCTTCCGCAGACCGCCATCGCTGGGAACGCTCTCAAGGTGCAGGTCGAAAACAGTCTGCCAACGCCCGCTTTCCGTGATGTGAACGAGGCCTACACCAGGTCATTCGGCACAGACACGGAGCGGTACTTTGGTACGGCTATCCTTGGTGGCGAGGTATTTGTCGATAACTACCTTGTCAGAGTCCGTGGGAACGTAGTCTCTGCGAAAGCCAGGCAGTACGCCAAGTTCGCAAAGGCCATGTCCAGGACTTACGACAAGTATTTCTTCGACGGCACCGGCACCGCCAAGGATTTCAAGGGAATCAACTCCCTTATCACTGAGGGTTTGGGCCAGACGATTGCTGAGGCAACGAATGGCGGACCCCTCACATTGGCGAAGATGGACGAGGCGCACGATCTTTTGCGTAGCCAGTCCAGTGCTGATGTCATCCTGATGAACCGCTTTATCCGGCGCAAGTTGACGACCCTTGGTCGCAACACATCTGGTTACTTCTCCCTGCTTGATGTAGGGGATGACCGGTTTGGCCGCCAGATTCTGCAATGGAACGGGATTCCCGTTCGGATCATCGGAGATGATGCAACAGGTTCTGCGATCCTTGCGTTCGATGAGACACAGGGATCAAGCAGCGTCACTTCAAGCATTTACTACATCGCCTTTGGCGAGGACGAGAACGTGACAGGCCTGTTGGGCCTGGGCGGGTCGTTCGACGTAAATGACTTTGGTGAGACTGAGGCAGCGCCTGGGCACTTGGGTCGGGTTGAGGTTTACCCCGGCCTGGCCATTTACAACCCTCTATCCATTGTGAGGCATACCGGCCTCACGGAAGCATAGGAGGCTGAGACATGGCGCAATCGTCAACCACAGTCGGTCCAGGCACACTTGTCCGGGACGCAACTGGTGGCGTACTCCTCGCAGATACTGCTATTGCGGCGGACGGCAACACCGGTTGGGTTCAGGTCGACAAGCCAGGGCCCGTTGTCATGGAGATTGTATTGGGCGCTATCGGTGCGAACGCTTCGTTCGTTGCCGGTGGGATCCGATTTGAGGGTGCGGATACCGCAGCGGGTGCAAACACCGTTGAGTACGGTTCCTGTCCTGCAATCGCTCACGACGACGACAGTTCAACCCTTTACATCCGAATGGATGTCTACAAGCAGTTTATGAAGGCGACGTATGACATCACCACTTCGGGTGGACACACGGCGAACGTGAAACTCACCTTGCGTGAGCCGCACGATCACCAGACCAACACCACATCGGCTGCACCGTAAACCGGCATAGCCAATAACCCGTTTGCGGGGCGGTCACCTATCTGGTGGCCGTCCCGTGACCGGTGTATAGTGAGGATCTATGAGCGCACCTGATGTCATCGACACCAAAGACTGGGGTGTTGTAGCCACCGTTGAGAAGTGGAATGTTGCTTCTGACCGGGCTAAAGGGCTCCCCCCGGACGACAAGATCACTACTGAGGACAACCTTCTTCTGAACGGGGGGATCCAGAATCTGCTGGATCTTCTCTGTGCTATCGGTTCTGTTACCGCTTATGGCACGGGTAGTTATATCGGGGTAGGTACCAGCACTACAGCGGCTGCTGCGGGGCAGACCGGCCTCCAGGCGGGTACTTCCGCCAGGGATTACCAGGCAATGGAGGCCACGTTCCCAGACCGGACTGCCCAGACGATGACTTGGAAGTCGGTGTGGGGTTCCGCTGAGGGCAACTTTGCCTGGGAGGAATGGAGCATCCGCAGCGCTTCTAGCGGCACTGGCGGGGAAGACACCGGCACGGCCCTGAACCGTAAGGTGGCCTCTCTGGGCACGAAGGCTTCGGGCTCAGAGTGGACGCTGACGGTAACGATCACGGTTTCGTAGCATGGCGACCGCTTATCCGACGGCGCTGGACACTTCCACGCAACAGCCTTCTCCCAGTTCGTCCACGGAGATGGACGATTCTGGTTATGAACATGATGTTGTTCACACCAATCATTCTGGTGCGCTTATTGCGCTGGAAACGAAACTTGGTATTGGATCTACGACGGCTGCTGGGGCTTCAACTAATCAGGTTCTTGTAAAGCAGGGCGACGGCGACACTGAGTGGGCTGCCGTACCCACCTCTGTACCTACGACTATCACGGTCGCTGACACGACCGATACCACCTGTTCGGTGGCTTTGTTTGAGTCGGCCACTGGTGACCTGGCTCCGAAGTCGGATGCCGGGGCTACTTACAACGCTGCTACGGGGGTGTTGACGGCTACCGGGTTCGCTGGTCCTCTGACCGGGAACGTGACTGGTAACTGCTCCGGCACCGCCGGGTCAGCCACCGGCAACGCCGCTACAGCAACAGCCCTAGCGACAGCACGGGACATTGGTGGGGTGTCGTTCGACGGCACCGGAAACATCACCCTCCCAGGTGTCAACTCAGCAGGCAACCAGGCCACTTCTGGTAATGCCGCCACGGCTACCCTCAGCAGCACGGTCACCGTCGCTGATACCACAGACACCACATGCAACGTGGCTTTGTTTGAGTCCGCTACCGGCAGCCTGGCCGCTAAGACCGACGCCGGGGTCACTTACAACGCCGGTACGGGGACACTGAACTCCACTGCTGTCACCTCCGGTGGTGCGGCGGTGCTGACCACATCCACAGCAGCGTTCACCTTCTCCAAGGTCGGTGACCTGGTCGCCGCCGCCGGGAAGGGGCGCTTGAAGGTACCGATGGCGGTCACCGTTGTTGATGTGATCGCCACCTGCAACACGGCACCGGTCGGCGCTAACGCCATCTTTGATGTTCACAAGGGCGGCACCACGATCTTCACCACGCAGGGCAACCGCCCAACAGTCGCTGCCGGGGACCAAGACGGTTCGGCGGCTACACCGGATGTGACCGCTGTGGCGGCTGGCGATGTTCTTACCGTGGACATTGACCAGATCGGTTCCGGTACTGCCGGGGCTGATGCCACTGTCGTCATCCGTTACACAGCGGCCTAGGGGAAACCATGCCGTCTACATCGAACTACGCAGAGAACAAGATCGCAGATCACCTGTTGGGCACTGCTGCTTGGTCGACGGTTTCGCAGGTCTACATCAAGTTGCACATTGGCGATCCGGGTGAGGACGGTGCTAGTAGTGCTGCCGGAAACACTACCCGTGTGGCTGGTAACTGGAATGCTTCGTCGGGCGGCGTCGCAGCGTTGTCCGCAACAGTCACTTGGACGGGCGTATCGACCTCCGAAACGTACACGCACATCAGCCTGTGGGACGCTGCTTCGGGCGGTAACCCTTTGGCGGCGGGGGCATTGGCTTCCAGTGCGGCGATTGTCGCAGGTAATACATTTGAGTTGACGGCCTGCAACGTAACAGTCACCTAAGCCGATGGCTTACCCAGTCGTAGAAGGCACCTCATACGGCTACACATGGTCGTCGTATGCGTGGTCTCTTACTTACGGCACCCAGACCGGGCCTACCGGCAACGTAGGTGACCGGGAACTCTTGTGGATTGCCGACAATCAGACATACTACGGTTACGCCCCCACTGCCCCTACTGGTTGGACTCTAGTTGAGCACTGTCGGAACAATGGGGCTCAGGAATACACAGGTCATCTCTACCAGAGAACCGCCACCTCCACCGCCGGACACACTTGGACATTTACGACCGGTTCCAGTTTCAACCCCGGTCAGCACTTGTCGTCGTACAACCACATTCGCCTTTCGGGCACGCCGTCGGGGTCGTCTTTCAGCGACTGGGCAGTCCACAGGATAAACACCCTCTACTCCCGGTACGACACCGGCAACCTGTATGGGGCAACCAGCGGTTGCAACCTTGGTGCCGCCGAGGACGCAATGTGGATCGCTTTCGCCAAAGCCGACAACGGCGGTTCCGGCATCACCGGGGCCAGTTTCGCCAACGGCTGGGGTCAGGGCGGCACCTTTGGCATCACCTATGCGGAGCGTTACAACGCTAACCAGCAGTATCACACCACCTCATGGGGGCCGAACTGGAGCGATTGGTATGGGACTGCCCTCGTTGCCGTCAAGGGGCCTCCCCCGGTTACCGCAACGGCTTCGATCACAGGCACTTCACTTGCGATCAGTGGCGCTACGCATGAAGTCAAGATTCCCGGCGGCGGGTGGGGAACGGTGATGATCTAATGGCCGTACTTGAAAGTTTGCTGCCTCTCCCAGATGAGTTTTCCGATGATGTCCAGGCTGAGATTATGGCGCTTGGCTTGCCGGAAGTGGAACCAGCAGAAGATGAGACATGGTGGGACTACGAGAACCAGGAATGGTCTACTGCCGCCAAGCCGCATACCATTCCTGATTCGTTGCTAGAAGTTCTGCCGACGGAGTAGCCCATGGCCTACCGGTCAGCACTCCTCTACCGAAACCCGGGCCATTACAGGCCTGGCGTATTCGATCTCACATACCGGAACAGCCACCCGTACCGGGTCGAAGCCCAGTACCGAACGGGCATTGACGACCCGATTGGGGATGCCGGTTCGGGTGTTGACGCTCAGACGCTCTCAGTCGTCCTTACACCGTCCGACACGGGCTCCGGGGCGGAGGGAACGTATCCCGCCATCTCTGTTACTTTGGAGGGCGGTGGGCCGCTCCTGGAGTGGGTTACAGGGATCACGGATTCCCAGGGTATGGGTGTTGCGGGTACCGATACCGGGTCCGGGTCTGAAACTGAGATCAGCGGGATTGCTGCCACCGATTCGGAAGCCCTCAACTACTGGTATGGGACTCAGCAGGGGTACCGGAATGATGTCGCCTACCAGTCAGCGAAGCAGTATCGGGGTGCCGGGTCCTGGGTTACTATTGGCCAAACCCAGGCGGACACTGGTTCTGGCACAGACCTCACGGTCTCGTTTGACAATGCACTGTCAGTTACTGAGGCACTGGCCTACCTGGACGCCCACGGGGTTTTCCTTTCCCAGACCGACACTGGTGCTGGGGCGGAGGCCCTGGCGGCTGTCAGCCTTACGGTAGAGGAGGTCGCTGCATTCCTGGAAGCATTGGGGGACAGGACTCTCAGCGTGGAGGAACTGATGGACCTGGCAGAGGACACGGGTGGGGCGATTGGTACCGTTGCCGGGCCCTTGAGTTTGCGAGTAGATTTGCACTACAGAACGAACAGGGCTGGAAGATTCCCGGGAAGAATGAGGTCTAGGCGGTAGTGGCTACCAATGTTTCTGTGTCCCTGGGCACGCTGATTGACGAGACTCTGTCAAGGCTGTACCGGCATTCGGAGCGCCCTTTGCAGGTCACCATGTCTGGTGCGCCTAGCGACGCTGCCGACACCACGCTGACGTTGACGACTGGGGACGCTTCCAAGATTTCGATAACGGACGTTATTGAGATCAACCAGGAGGCGATGCTGGTCACTGCGGTGGATACCGCTACTGACACTTTGACGGTGGCCCGGGGCTATGCGGGGACTACCGCTGTAGCCACCCATGAGGGCACCGACCCGGTCCTGGTTCAGCCAGGGCATCTGCGGGCCGACATCTCCCGCTTTGTGCAGCGTTGTGTGTCTGGTCCCATGAACATCTACCTGCCGTACATAACGAACGCCACCATGTACCGGACCTCAGGGAAGCAATACATTGAGATGCCTGCTGCCACCCAGCGGGTGTTGAGTGTCCGGCACATGATCGGGGTTACCGGCAGGATCATCGACGTTGGGGGGTGGCAGTTTGAGGAAGACCTCCCGACGGGCCTGGTCACTTCGACCAAGGCCGTGAGGGTCCCGTCCACGGTGGAGAACGACGATGCTCTGATTGTGGTTTCGGTGGAGCCCTACGCCTGGTCAACAGTGCCTCCGGCGGAGAGTTCGACTTTGAGTGTGCCGTTGGCTACTGAGGATTTGCCGTCGTTGTGGGCTGCGGCCTATGCGATTACGGGGCATGAGATCACCCGCCTGGACTTGGATCAGATTGAGGAGTGGAACCAGGACGCTGCTGTGAGGCAGGGGTTCAACGTGCGGCTCATGCGTGAGTTGTGGGGCGAGTTCTACCGTCGGATTGACGAGGCCCGGCGGGTTCAGAATGTGCCTCGTAACAGGACGTTCCGTAAGATGCCGAAAGTAATAGTCTGAGGTGAACCATGGCTAGGAAATACATCAACTTCTGTGAGGGGACACTGCACGCTGGTATATCCAACGTCGCTACTAGCGCCCAGGTCAACTTCGCTACCAACTCTGCGGTCCCTGACGATACGTCCTGGGGGGCGGGGGACTACATGGTCATGGCTATCGACCCGGAGGCGGCTGAACATCAGCCTGAACTGGTGAAGGTGACCGCTATCACCGGGTCCTCCAACCCTTACACCTTGACGATTGCCAGGGGTGGAACAGAAGCGGAGACCGGTTCCAACCTGGGCGGTGGCGCTGCGGCTACTTGGGACAGTGGCCGCAAGGTCGTGTTCCCGGCGACGGCCCTGAGTTATGCGTAATGGCGCACACGGTTGGGGGCGGAAAGTTGGGCGGCGACGGGATCGCCGGGGGGACACTTCACGACACTCCGACTGTCGTTGTTGCGGCTATAACCACGGCGACATCGAACCCCCTCACGGTCTCATGGACGTACACGCAGGCCCAGGGGGATTCCCAAGAGTATTACCGGGTTCGATACACCAACGACGCTGGTTCCACTGAGTACGACAACACCGGGTGGGTAGCGGGCGCTGGCACCACCCACGCCACCGATCTGGCAGCCATCTATGGCGAGGCGCTGGATCTGCATGGCAACACTGATCTGACTGTTGAGGTCACGGTTCGTGGCCCGCAGACTATTGGTATCGGGGACGCCGATTATTACACCAGCGCCCCTGACACGGAGGACATCAACACACTGAACCTGGGGGAGCCGACCCTCACGCCGGGTGATGTCCTGTTTGGGGCGACCAACAAGGGGACTGCTTCCACTTATGTGATGAACTCGCTAGCGGCAATGACCCTGAACTGGACCTACGCCCATGGGGGTACGGGTGAGGCCCAGCAGGCGTACCGGGTCAGGCTGTTGGAGTTTGAGACCGATGTGGAACTGTTCGACACCGACTGGGTGACCGGTACTGCATCGTCCTACGTCCTGAACTATGCGTTCCTGGACGACTTCAAGTATAAGATCCTGGTTCAGGCCAGGAACACCAACCGGGTGCCGACGACGTAATGGCTGCCGATGAGATTGTCCTGGAAACGGACTTCACGGAACCGGCCAGCATCACTGCGCTGTCCACTGTTGGGACGGTGTATGACATAGCCATTGACGGCACGGGGTACATCCTGGCGGAGTCCGCTGAGGGGGAGGGGTACGAGAAGACCACTATTCCTCTGATCCCTGACCGGTTGGCTACGGGGGACACCCCGTTCGACCAGGCGGTGGAGCGGTATTCGTTCGGGTCGGGGGACTCCTGGGTGGGGGGCCAGGGCCAGACGTTCCTGAACCGTCAGGACAGCGACTCTACGATGTTCCTGTCTAGCGAGGGCCTGGATCCGTTCTCTGAGCCGGGCTCCATCAAGTTGCTGGCGTCGACCCCGGAGATGGCCGCTAACACTTACGCCACACCCCGACTGGTGGTGGTTGGGGTCACCCTGTATGTCCAGACCGCTGTGGCTACCCTGACCCCGTACACGAATGCGGCGTCGCCATCGGCGGGCAGCGCCTTCACGTTGGCCCACGGTGGTAACCCAGGCAACATCCAAGATTTGACATCCGACGGTCAATACTGGTATGCGGCGTGTGGGGCGGAGGGGATTCTGCGGGGGACAACCTCTGCTATCACCACCCAGTGGAATGCTGCGGTGGCCCACACCGTCGCCTACGCAGCGGGCCGGATCTGCGCCGGGGTGATCGCCAACAGTTCTTCCACCCCCAACCGGTTCACCTCTTTCTCCATCGGAGGGGGAAGCGATGTGGGGACAGAGGAACGCTCCGGGGGCCACCTGACGTTAGGTCAAGGTTGGACTGTGGGGAGTTTCGCTGAAGCCAACGGGCATGTTTACTTCTGCGCCTACAAGGGCAACCGGGGCATGGTCTACGCCTGGCCCCTGGGCCTGGACAGCAGCGGCAACACCCAGTACCCGTTTGTGGCCTGGGACATGCCACCTGGTCTGTCCCCCCGGGAAGTGTTCGCCGCTGGGGGCTCCATCTTTGTGCGGGCCTACCGGCAAAGCACCGGCAGCACCGGCACCGCATACATCTACAGGGGTGTACCGGACCCGCAGACCGGGGCTCTGACCCCGTTCTTTATTACTGAACTGGCTGACAAGGCCACCGCCGACGACCATGCTGTGGGCGAGTTCACCGCCAGAGACAACCAGGTGTTCTGGGGGTGGAAGAAGATGACTTCCGGGAACAAGACAGGCCTGGGGTGTTACGACCTGGAGACCGGCGGGTATGCGAAGTTCTTTGAGTCGGACGAGGCGGTCGCCGGGGATGTCTACGGGGCGGATGTGTGGGACGGGAGGGTCGTCTATTCGGTTGTGGGGGATGGCATCAAGAAGGAGTCGACCACTGCGTTCCTGACCGCTGGGACCCTGATCGGGTCCCGCATCGACGGTGGGAGCGCCCTGGCTAAGGGCTGGGACGAGATCGTTGTGTTGACCCCTCCTATTGCGACCGGTTGTTCCGTCACTCCGCACGTTTCGATTGACGAGGGGACCACCTACACGGCCTTGTCCTCGTTGGACACGGTTGGTGGCACCTCTCAGAGTACGAGGCTGTCGTCGTCGTCCCGGTCTCTCCAATACAAGGTTGTGTTTGTGGGGAGCGGCACGGCCACGACGACTCTGAACTTTGTGCAGGTCAAATACCATGCCATCGGTCTGCGTGACACAGTGGTGTCAATCGTTGTAGATTGCGGGGACAGCGTACGGGGGCTGAATGGTCACCCCCTGCCTGAGAACGCACCGGGGGCTGGAACCCTGCGGGCCAGGACCCTGGCAGCATTGACACAGAGGCGAGTAAACTATCAGGACATTGACTGGCCGATTACTAAGGCTGCTGAGGTTTATGAAGTGTTACAGGTCCAGACGAGAGCCCTGGGGGTTTACGATAGATCCCAGGCGCTCAAGCGACATCGCCTATTGGCTACGGTTGTTCTGAGGAAAGCGGACTGATGTCTGACGATGTGGTCGACCAACTAAAGAAGGTCCAGGTCTCCAAACTGACCTTGGGCCTTGTGGGGTCGATTGTGGCCGTGTCGGCTGTGGTGACCTGGAACGCCGCTCAGGTTGCGAGCCGTATCGACATACTGGAAGATTCGGTGGCGGCTATTGAGGTCGTAGACACCAGCAATCTTGTTACTAGCGCCCAGTTGTTGGCAGCGATTCAGGCGATCCCTACACCGGAACCGGTTGATCTATCTGATCTAGCCACGACTGACATGGTCGAATCCTTGGTGGCGATAGAGCAGGCCGCTTACGAGGATTTATCCGACGACCTTGAAGACCTACAGGATTCGGTTGCTGCCCTGTTGCTTGATGCTGACAGGGAGCCTGAGTGGGTTGACGACATCGAAGCGATCCAGCAGCGGCTAGAGGAGGTCGGCTGGGAGTTGGGGGATTTGTGGTGGAGGACCGACATGAACGAACAGGCGTGCCGCACAAGAGTGTGGTGCGATAACTGGTACGACGACAACTGGTAAGGGGTAAAAAAATATGTTTACTAAGGATCTTGTAGAGAGACTGGCGGCCACATTTTTGCAGGCTGCCCTGGGGGCCATGACCTCCAACTCAGTGTTCGACCTGGGGGTCGACCAGTGGAAACTGATGGCAGGAGCCGGGTTCGCTGCTGCGTTGGCCGTCCTGAAGGGCGTTGTAGCCCAGCGGATCGGCACCAAGGGAACCTCGTCCCTGACTGACTAGCCGATGTCAAACGAAGATGTTTGCCCCAAATGCGAGTTCAAGCCAGACCCTGAGTCTCGCCCTACCATCTGGTGCCCGGAGTGCGGAAAGTCATTTGACCCGGCGAGAACTAGAGCGGCCTTGGCTTCCATCTCTGTAAATAGTTTTATAGGCGGTGCGAGCCTCAACCCAAAAATGGAGAAGTTCAAGGAGACCGGCGACCCAGCGGTGTTTGCCAAGCCGGGTGCGTTGGACTACGACCCGTCGCTTACAACTCAATGAAGATGCACTCGCCGGGGCAGTCTTCGGCAGATTCGATAACTGCTTCTGCCTGATCGTCAGGTACCTGGGCTAGGGTCGATGGCCCCTGGCCCGGCAGCATGACCCCACCCTCTGCCACATAGGCAAGGCCGTCTTCTGCCATCACAAAGACGCTGGGAGCGATTTCGGCGCATAGTCCGTCGCCTGTGCATAAGTCTTGGTCAATCCAAACTTTCATCGGGGAACTGGTCGACTTCCATGTCGTCGTAATAGACCCCGTCTAAGGCCTGGTGCCGGTAATGGGGTATGAACATCTCTCCATCGGGTGTCTCATGCCAGACATCTATCCGTTGGGGCCCGCAGAGGCATTCCCCTGTCGGGTGGACCTCATGGATGAACCCCATTTCGGTGGGGGCGTAGTGGAACGAGGTCGGGTGTCCTTCGGTGCCTGTCTGGGTCGTCCAAACAGCCCAGGTGTCGCTACCGGCTACTAGCCCCATGGTGTCTCCGTCAGCCGTTTGCTGGGTGTTCAGCGAGGAAGGTCTCGTAAGCCTCTGGGCTGTTCAAGACAATCGTAATCCCTCCTGAGGTGTCCGGCCCCTTACCGATGGTCATGCTAATGGTGCCTACTAGCGTGCCAACAGCAACGAGGAGCCCGGTGACCGCTACGAGAAGTTTGGTGACCCTGCTCATGGGGTCAATCTACATCTAGCGTGTATCCCATGACCAGAGCCTTGACCTGACCGTATAGGTCGTTGATTGACCCGTTGTTGTCAATGACCCCGTCCCAGCCCTGGAACTCATCCAACTGTTCCTCGCCGGAGTGATTGAGGATGGGCACATCCCTGTCTACCCGGTAGACCCTTCCCCCCGCCTTCCAGATGGCTTCCACCTCGTTCATGTACCGGACATCGGTGATGACCACGTTGGTGCCCGACTCATCTAGGAGTTCGGCATCTCTGATCACCGGCCTACACCACACGGCAGGGTCTAGCACCTCACGCAAGCCATGACCCAGCCTCTGGAGCAGGCCCCGGACCTCCCGGTTGCTCTTGGTTATTTCCCAACCCATCTTGTCGACCATGTTCTGGAGACAGAAGTAGTAGTCGGTTGATACGGGGTCGACCACCGGGTCCAGGGTGTAAAGGACTTGCCGGACCAGGTCTGCGAACGCTAGGCGTTCCCAACCCTGGTTCACCAGCCAGTCCCCTGCCGTGTCTTTACCAACCTGGGCCCGGTGGCCGAACCCTACGATCATGCGGGACTTGGCAGGCGGCGGTTCCTGTTACCCATGGCTTCCCGTTCGGCCTTCCACTTCGCCTTCAGCAGGGCGGCGTCCTTCTCCCGCTCCTCCAGAAGCGCCAGCCTGGTCATTGTCCTGTCTTCACCTGTTGGTGTGAGTGCCACGGTTTCCTCTCAGTTCCACTTTCTCATCTTGGCCATCCAAAACTGGTTTTCCTCTATCTCCGCTTCCCTGCGTCGGAGCCGGATCTGGCGGTAGATCAGACTACAGAAGATCCAGACATTGCAGAGCATGAGGAAGGTATTGAGGCTCATACTTCCGGGACCTCCAGTCTCGTTTGACACTCTGATGTCAACCAGAGTTGTTTGACGAGGGCAAGTATGGCAAAGGCAGGGATGTCGGCTTCGTCAGCGAGCCTGGTGAAGTTGTCTAGGTTGAGGATCCACTTGCCCTTGCCGTTCCGGTCCCTACGGACCCGTTCTACGGCTATCAGTTCCCAGATGGGGACGATGAACAGGCGGGGCTGCCGCTGGTCCTCAGGTAGGTGATGGTCGTGGACGTTGTCCCGGAGCAGGAAGAACACATGAGGGTACTTGGTGCAGGCCCGCCGAACAGTCAGTTCATCTATTACGAACAGGTTACGTTCGGGGACCCCGTCGACCAGGTGCCAGCGTTGGGTGTAGTTCTGGTTCTTCTCTTTGACTTCGACGTAGTAGCCCGGTACCCAGATGTCCAGGTCATCGGTGGCGTCGAACCGGGTGATAACCGGTATCCCAATGGACTCCGCTACATACTCCTCGTACTCCCGGGCGTTGGAGAAGTCGTGTACCTTCTGTTCCCGGGTGCGCTTGTAGGGCTCACTCATCGGCCAGTTCCTCTGGCACACCCAGCATGTCCCAGGCCTCCAGTAGTTCGTACAGGAACTCTGCGTCCACGATGGCCACGGTGCCCGGCGACATCGACAGTCGTCTGTCCCCGTCCGCAGCCACGATGGCCCACTGGTGGTCGGGTGCCACGGCCCGTATCTTCCGCACCCATTCCCGTATGTCCCACTGTTTCCGGTGCTTGGCCTCCACGGGGATGGGTACCCCGGTGAAGTCGTCCGACTTGTTGCCTGCCTTGGCTCTGTCGGCGTCGGGCCAAATCTCTTGCAGGGCGACAAGGACTTCATTCTCAAAGGCGGTGCCTTTGGACCGGGCAGGGTTAGACATCGCACTTCAGTCTACTGCTGGGGGTGCCCAGCCTTCGGCCAATGCCTCTGCGAGCCGTCCACCTGGCAGGAAAATGCCTTGGACATCGTAATCTTCTAGGGCTGTTCGGATCTTGTCGGCGGCACTGCGACCGGCCAGGTCGTCATCCAACAGGAGGAACGTGGTCTCGTAAGGCCAACCGTTGAACCAGCGGGCTTGGATGGCCCCGGCTCCTGCCGGTACACCGTAGACAGCGTGACGTTCGTCGTTCTTGAGGGCCTTAGACAGGCACCAGGTATCTGACTCCCCCTCACAGATCCAAGCGTGGGTGGCTTCTGGCCGGTACAGGACACTGTATAAAGCCGTGGTAAAGCGGCTCCCTTTGACGCTCATCTTGTTGTCTGCTCCCATGGTGCCCCTGGTCTTTATGCCTACGATCTTGCCCTCATACCAGAACGGGATCCACAGGGAATACTGGGTGACCTTGATACCGAACGACTCAACATCGTCCAGGGTCAGGTAGGGCCACTTCTTCGCCACCATGTGCCGGGCATTATGCCGGGGTGTGGCACAGCCTGCCGGTTCGTCGTTGAACCTGTCGGTCAGGTCGGGCAGCGCCTTGGGGGCCATCTCATCTCGTTTACCGTCCATCCCCTCTGCTTGACAGATGAATGTCAAAGCACGCCAGAAGTTGCAGTTCAGAACCAACTTCACGAACTCAATCTGATCCCCGCCCTGGCCGGTGGAGAAGTCGTAGAAGTCGTACTCGTAGATGTGGAGGCTGGGTACGTTCTCGTCGGGGTTGTGGATCGACCGGATCTTGTGGCTACTGTCCGGCGGGTCAAGAGACAGAAGGTCCAGGACGGTCTCCATGCGGACCTCTCTGGCGACCTCCTTCATTTCGTCCAGTTCAGTCTCCACCGAACTCCTTCTTTCGTTCCTGTGTCATAAAGTGGTTTGCTTCCACCGCTGCCTTGTGTTCAAGGTCGGTGTATAGGCGTACCACATGGATGCAGCAGTCGAAGTCGCATTCGTCCTCCTCCTCAGAGGTCGGGGTCCCGTCGTGGGTGTCGCACACAGGCGGGCCAATCCACCCGTTCTTCATCCCCAGCCGAAGCCAGGACAGGAACGCCCTTCTCGCCCTAAGCCCCATCCCGATGCTCCTTCTGTTCTTGGAGGCTGCTGACCTTCTTCTCTGCTTCCTCCTTGGTGAAGGCGTAGTCGACCATTACGTCGTCGTCGTAGATGCGCCAGGCAAACCGGACGAGGCCCGCTCCCAGGTACACCGTTTGCTTCTCCATGGCTACACCCATTAGAACTCCAGTTGTTCGGTGGGTAGGTCAGAGGGCATGGGGACGATTGACCCTGTCTGTGTGTCGAAGTGGTGCCGGACACCGTCGGGGTAGATCCCGCCTGAGGAGCGGGTCTTGAGGAACTGGAGCCGGAAGTCGTTGTCCATGGCCACCCTCATGTCCGGGCTCAGGTTGGGGTTCAGGCAGGGCCGGAAGGCTCCCGCTACATAGTCGGCGGACATCTCCCCACCGAATCGGGCGTCGGTCATGGTGAGGGGCTGGTGGCCCTGGTTGTTGTCCCCCCGTTTGACCTGGTGTAGGACCACCAGGGCGATGTCCTCCTTGCGTGCGAAGTCCTTGAGGGACCATCCCAGTTTGTCGACGTTCTCCACCTGGGTCATGCCGGGGGACCGGACCAGTTCCATGTAGTCAACGACAGCGAGCCTGGCTGGTTGACCGAAGGTGGCGGCGTACTCCTCTAGGGCCTCCCTCATGGCTCGTACCGACAGGCCGGGCTCGTCCTCTATGGCCAGCATCGGGTACCGCCTCTCCGCTATGCCCACCCCGGCGGCTTCTCCCGTTGCCGATAATGACCGCTCAATGTCAATCGTCGGGGTGTTGCTGGCTATCCCGGCCAGGCGTTGGAGTATGTACCGGGCGTGCATCTCCAAGGAGAAGAAGATCATCGGTGTGGTTTCGTCCTGGTTGGCAATCATGTTGAGAGCCCACCAGGTCTTGCCGACACTGGTGCGGGCCAGGAACAGGAACACTTCTCCGGGGGCTATGCCTCCGTTTGTTCTGGAGTCAAAGAGGGGATAGCCGGTGGGGATCCGGGTCAGACCGGATGTCGCCCACCGGCTCAACTCCTCGCCAACCTCCTCTAGTCGGCGTACAGGCATGGCGGCTAGGAAACGCTGTAACCGGCGGGGATGTCCAGGCCCAGGTGTGAGAACACCCAGTCGGGGGCCCGGGTGCTGAACTTGTCTGACTTGATCCAGAGGCCGATGTTCCAGGTCTTACCGTGGTTGTCTGGTGGGCCCTGGATGGTCTTGTGGCGGAAGTCGGGACCAGCCGCAGACTTCTTGTCGCCAATGTTGTTGTGCCAGTTGTCCGGGTTGTTGACCAGAGCGTCTGCCCACTTGGATTCCTCGTTGGAGGCGGCGTTGATGGGCCCGGCCTGGACCTGTGGTGCATAGGCGGGCCCCGGTGACGGGGCCGGGGCTGGTGCCGGTGTCGGTGCCGGGGCTACCAGCCCAGGACCGGCGTGGACCGTCGTCCCGGGGAAGACCTGGGTTACGAGCGTTTCCGCCGCCGCAACGGTGATCGCAGCAGTAGCCGAAGCGATCCTCTCCACAAGGTCGTTGTGGACTGTCTCCACGGTGGCCAGATAGACGTTCGGGTCGGGGTTCCCGCAGCAGATGTTGCCTGCCACCTTCGCCGCAACCTGGGCCACGATTTCGGCCTTCTCTTGGGGGCTGTAAGCCATGTGCTGCTCCTCCTTAGGAGTCGGTTCGTTCCAGAATCTCGCCGTAAGGGCACTTCAACCAGTGGTCGCAGAACCTTTCGGTACAGAGGAACGATGTTGTGTTTGGCAAGAAGGTGTTTCCTTCAAGCAACCCAGCAGTCAACTGGGCCTTTGACATCACAGCGTCAACCTGAGCCACGGTGCGTGGCGCATCTATCCGCTGGAAGTCTCCCTTCCACGACGCAATGTCATAAGTGAACGTGACATTGTCATCCTGAAGGACTTCTTGCAGGGCCCCGATGTAGAACCCTGGCTGTGGGGTGTTGCGGTGGCTCTCCTTGTTCTTCTGCCACTTCTTCTTCGCCGTCTTGTGGTCAACGATCCGGTGCCAGCCGTCCGGGCCTTGGAGGACCAGGTCGACGGTTCCTTTCCGGGCCCACATGCCCTCTGTGTGGGCGTCGTCTGTGAACAGGGGCAGCATGATGGACTTCTCCACCATCTTGACCTCGTATTCGTTTGGCCAGACCCGGCCCTGGTCGAAGTAGGCCACGATCAGAGCGGACAGCATGTTCTCAGCCTCGCTGAGATTCAGGTCTATGCGCTTTTCACGGGCGGTTTCCTGTTGGTAGGTCCAGGAGAAGATTTCCTCGTCAGCGAGGGCGATCTCCCTGCGGAGGGCAGACAGGGCTTCGGAGACACAGTCGCCTTTGTCGGCCAGGTCGCCGTTCATCCGACAGATGTAGTAGAGGGCCAGGCCTGCGTGGTAGCCGGTGCCCATGGCCCGGTTGATGTCCGACGTATAGA